TAAACAAATCAGTTGTAATAATAACTCAAACAGAAAGGAATACATTATGCAACCATTAAGAAAAGACCACGTCGACCACTACAAAGATGTTGTACACGAAGAGTTTAATAGCGCGTCTTCATCTATTGAAAGTGAAATCCATATCAAAGCAAGTGAGATAACAGATAAGAAATCACCTCACTTTGCAAAGGAACTTGGATTTGATAAGTTAATTTCAGAACTAGATAAGAGAGTTAAAAAACTTCTGAAATTTCAAAATGAAAAGGCCAGAATAGAACATGACCTTGAGATTGAAGCTAGAAAAATAGCTGAAAAAATTGAGGACAAATTTTCTGGTTTAAGAAGATATAGAAAATGGAGTACTGACATGGATTCTATTAAGGTCAAGGAAGAAGATCCAATAGAATACATAACAAAAAAATTAAAAAAAGTTTGTTATGAGGAAGCAGAAAAGCATGTCAGAAAAGGTCATAAATTATATCATGCACTTGGAAATAAAAGAAAAAAGTGTTTGAATATACTTTATACTGGAAGCCATATTCAACCAACATTAGTTGAGTTGAGTAAGGAAATGAAAACCGCTAATATTGAATTACAAATACCAAGTTCTCTATTAGCATTACCACCAAGCAAATAATGTTGAGAGCTATTTATTTTGCATTACATTTTGCAGTAATATTCTTAGGTTGTATCATTGCAATTCATTTTGATATGACACTTGGTTTATTAATCGCAGGAACATTTATAGTTAAATGGTGGTTTATGTTTCCGCAATTTGAAACTAGATCAACGAGACTTGATAAAAGTTTTGAGAGAAATAAACAAATGGAGTTTGATTTTGATAAATAAATAATAAACATGGCGCGAGATTAACACACTCGCGCCACACTAGAAAATTATAGAGAAGAGCATGTGGGCGGGGCCCACCCGGGAAAATAAAAAAATTAATTTGGCACAAATCTGAAAAAAAATCACATATACTTATGAGGTCAGTTAGTTAGTTCCCTTCTCTAGCTGGCCTCTAGGGTGCGACATTATTATCCTTTAATTTATAGGATAAAAATTGTAAGCTTCATTATTAACTTAACGAAAGGAATACAATGTTAATAGTACACTACGAAAACTTAAAACACTTTGATGCTGACAAAAATTGTTGGGAAGGTCAATTTGTTCAAAAGCACAGAGATGACAAAAAACAAGCGGACACTTTGGGTTGGTTGATGATGACAATTGGTGTTCATGAAATTACCGAAAAAAACATTGATGAGATAATGTTTAGAACTAAATATCTAGACGCGGTTCATGGTTCAAATGGTTTTATTGGTAACCCAAGTAACACGGATCTTAGACAGCTATTTAAAAATCATATTGGTTTAAAAATAGTAATTACTAATAGAGGAATGGCTAACATAACTACTAGACATAAGTTTATGGTTAGACATTTAAAAAGTTTAGAAGAAAGGATAGAAAAAGAAATTAAATAGTTTCGTTAAGAAATAGGCCATGCAGTATTTGCATGGCCTATCCTACAATATCCTATGCAGAAACTGCATACCACTCAGAGTTGTATAGAGAAGAGCATGTGGGCGGGACCCACCCAAGCGCGCTTCGCGCGCTTTAAAAGGGGACCCTAAAGGAATTACTTTTGGTTTCACGTGAAACATTTTTTTTCGACACCCCCCTAGCCTAGTAGGGGTCCCAGAGCTAGACTATATAGTTTGATTTGCATAGTTAATGATGTATAATACTTTATCACCCATATTGAGATATATGCTAACTGTTCAAGATATTAATAAAATAGAGGACCCAATTGAGCGAAGGAAGCTTAAGATACAGATTATAGAAAGACACCAAAGAAAAGAACTTAAACAAGTTAAAACTAATTTTTTAACTTTTGTAAAAAAAATGTGGCCAGATTTTATAGAGGGGTCCCATCATCAAACCATAGCAGATAAATTTAATAGATTAGCAACTGGGGAATTGACCCGTCTAATTATAAACATGCCACCTAGGCATACTAAATCTGAATTTGCCTCATTCTTTCTTCCTGCATGGATGATTGGACAAAATCCAAAATTAAAAATAATTCAAGCAACACACACCGCAGAACTTGCAGTAAACTTTGGTCGTAAAACAAAACATTTAATTGACTCTCAAGAGTATCAAGCAATATTTAAAACAAGACTACAAGAAGACAGTAAAGCTGCAGGACGTTGGAACACGTCCGATGGTGGTGAGTATTTTGCAGTCGGTGTCCAAGGTGCGGTAACCGGTAGAGGTGCTGATCTATTAATTATAGATGACCCACACTCAGAGCAAGATGTAAACTCAACTTCGGCATTTGATAATGCATATGAGTGGTATACTAGTGGACCACGGCAAAGGCTTCAGCCAGGAGGTCGTATTGTTTTAGTTATGACTCGATGGAGCACAAAAGATTTAACACAAAAATTATTAAACGCGCAATCAAATGAAAACGCCGATCAATGGGAAGTTGTAGAGTTCCCTGCAATCCTTCCAAGTGGAGAACCGGTCTGGCCTGAATATTGGAAGCTCGAGGATCTTGAATCTGTTAAAGCATCCGCAGGTGTTGCAAAATGGAATGCACAATACATGCAAAACCCAACTTCAGAAGAAGGAGCTCTCATTAAACGTGAGTGGTGGAAAAATTGGGAGTCCGAACATATGCCTGTTATTGAACACACCATTCAAAGTTATGATACAGCTTATCTTAAAAAAGAAACTGCAGACTATAGTGCGATTACAACTTGGGGAGTTTTTCGTCCCAATGAAGATTCACCTCGGCAAATTATATTATTAGATTCTTTTAAAGAACGTTTAGAGTTTCCTGAATTACGTCGTGTTGCATTAGAACAATATAAATATTGGAATCCTGAAACAGTCATTATCGAAGCTAAAGCATCTGGACTTCCGTTAATGTACGAACTACGTAACATGGGAATTCCAGCAATGAATTTTACACCCAGTAAAGGTCAAGATAAAATTGCAAGAGTAAATGCAGTTTCACCTTTGTTTGAGTCAGGACAAGTGTGGGCTCCTTTAGATCAAGAGTTCGCACAAGAACTTGTTGAAGAATGTGCAGCATTTCCATATGGTGATCATGACGATTTAGTTGACTCAACGACTCAAGCTCTGCTAAGATATAGACAAGGTGGATTTATAGATCATCCCGAAGACTACCGAGAAGAAGACCAACCTAAACGAAAAAAGAAATTTTATTGGTAATGACATTTGTTTTTAAACATCCTAGTAAATATAAGAAAAATCCCACATTAACTAAAAACATGCCTAATGTAAAATGGGATCAGATACCCCCGGTCAGTGGTCCTGAGCCCTTGATTAATGAATCAAAACAATATAAACCTAGTCAATTGGAGAAAATAAATGGCAGAAATAGACAAAGCATTAACCGAAATAAGAAAAACGGTTGAAATAGCAGGGCCCGAGGAACAAGTCGAGGTTCAAGAAGAAATTAATCAGTCAATCCCAGACGCTGGTGAAACAGAAATTACTCCAACAGAAGATGGCGGCGTAGAAATTAATTTTGAACCTGGAGCCTTTAATCAAGCTCAAAGTGAAAACCACTTTGACAATTTAGCAGAGTTATTACCAGAGGAAATACTAGGTCCTTTAGGTTCAGAATTAAATCAAAATTATATGGACTACAAAGAGTCTCGTAAAGAATGGGAGCATACTTACATAACAGGTTTAGATCTTTTAGGATTTAAATATGAAGATAGAACAGAACCGTTTTCAGGTGCAGCAGGTGCAACACACCCAGTGCTCGCTGAAGCAGTCACACAATTTCAAGCGTTAGCTTACAAAGAATTATTGCCAGCAGATGGACCCATAAGAACTCAAATCATGGGTGCGCCATCTCCTGAAAAAGAAATGCAATCAACTAGAGTAAAAGATTATATGAATTGGCAGTTGATGGATCAGATGAAAGAGTATGAACCTGAATTTGATCAATTGTTATTTTACCTCCCTCTCGCTGGATCTGCCTTTAAGAAAGTCTACTACGACGATCTTTTAGGCAGGGCAGTTTCTAAATTTGTACCTGCAGAAGATTTGGTAGTGCCATACTCTGCAACATCTTTAGAAGATGCAACAGCCGTGATCCATGTAATTAAAACCAAAGAGAATGATTTAAGAAAACAACAAGTAAATGGTTTCTACAGAGATGTAGATCTTGGATCTCCTGCAGAGACTGAATCTGATTTAGAGAGAAAAGAACGAGAGCTAGAAGGAATTACAAAAACAAAAGATGAAGATATTTATAATATTTTAGAATTTCATGTCGATTTAGATTTAGAAGGGTTCGAGGACCGAGGACAAGATGGTCAACCTACAGGAATTAAATTACCTTACATTGTAACAATCGAAGAAGCATCACGTGAAGTTTTATCTATCAGAAGAAACTATGAAATTAATGATCCAAAGAAAAAGAAAATTTCTTACTTTGTTCATTTTAAATTTTTACCCGGTTTAGGTTTTTATGGTTTCGGTTTAATACATATGATCGGTGGTCTATCAAGAACTGCAACCGCAGCTTTAAGATCATTACTAGATGCTGGTACCCTCTCCAATTTGCCAGCAGGATTTAAGATGCGCGGCATCAGAATTAGAGATGACGCGCAATCTATAACTCCAGGTGAATTTAGAGATGTGGATGCTCCAGGTGGAAATATTAAAGATGCCTTTATGACTCTTCCGTTTAAAGAGCCTTCACAAACTTTGTTACAACTTATGGGGGTCGTTGTATCAGCTGGACAGCGTTTCGCGTCTATAGCTGACCTACAAGTAGGAGATGGGAATCAACAAGCAGCAGTGGGCACGACCGTGGCTTTGTTGGAGCGAGGAAGCAGAACAATGTCTGCGATTCACAAAAGAATTTATGTGAGTCTTAAGCAGGAATTTAAAATGCTTGCTCGAGTATTTAAACTATACCTTCCGCAGGAGTATCCTTATGACGTGGTAGGGGGTCAAAAGATGATTATGCAAAAAGATTTTGACGACAGAGTAGATATCTTACCAGTAGCAGATCCAAATATATTTTCACAAACACAAAGAATATCAATTGCTCAAGCAGAATTACAATTAGCACAATCAAATCCTGCGATGCATAATATGTACAACGCGTATCGTGCAATGTACGAAGCATTGGGTGTAAAAAATATTGATATGATTTTAAAACCTGTTCCTAGACCACAACCAATGGACCCGAGTGTTGAAGCAATTCAAGCTTTAGCAGGAAAACCTTTCCAAGCTTTTAAAGGTCAAGACCATAGAGCTCATATAACAGCTCATTTAAATTTTATGTCTTCATCAATGGCTAGAAATAATCCAATGGTGACCGCTTCAATGCAAAAAAATATTTTTGAACACATTTCTTTAATGGCATTAGAGCAAGTTGAGGTAGAATTTAAAGATCAAATCTTAATGTTGCAACAAATGCAGCAACAGATGCAAGCAAATCCAGCAATGGCGCAAGATCCTCAAGTGCAACAACAGATGATGTCGATAAATATGCAAATTGAGTCTAGAAAAGCAGTTTTAATTGCTGAAATGTTTGAAGATTTTGCAAAAGAAGAGCAAGAATTAATGGGTGAGTACGGAAATGACCCGATTGCTAAGTTAAAAGCAAGAGAATTGGACATCAGAGCTAAAGATGACTTTGTAAAAGCAGAGCAGGCGCAAGAAAAACTTAACCTTGACCGAATGAAGGCAATGATGAACCAACAAAACAAGGATGAAAAGCTTGAACAGAACGAAGAACTTGCAGAATTGAGAGCAGCTACATCTCTTGCTAAACAAGAAATGGCTAACCAAAGTAAAATTCACGATTTTGGTAGAAATTTTAGAAAAAAATAAATATAACAGCTTAAGGAGAAAATTATGGCAGACTTAAAAAATAAACTTTCTTACGGTAGAAAAGGAACTGTTGCTTCTTCTAATGAAACTGGTGGTGTTGAGATTGCAACTCCAGAAATTAGAACTGAAATAGATCCAAGATCTACTATGCTTACTAACCAAGACAGAGTCTTTAATAAAATAGGAGTTGGAGATGAAGTTGAAGTTAGAGGCACTAGAAGAATGTTAAAATCTAAAAGTAAAAAAGCAACTTGGTACTAAGCTATGTGGTTGTCAGCAATTAAACTAGCTGTCTCTGCTGGTAGCAAGATTTATGCTAACAAGAAAAGGGCAAAAGTTGCGATGTCCGATCTC